TGCCATTGAGTTTTATCTTACTGGAAAGAACGACCCAAGTTCATTTAAGGTTGAAATGAGTACTGATGAAGAATAAACCGCGTAACTCGGCTCGTAAGGAGAAAAGAAAATGCCAATGAATAAACAAACGAAGTTAATGTATGCCCTAGAGCACATTGATCATTTGTATGATTACATTGAAGGTAATGAAAATGAAAGGAAACTTCGTGAACACTTAGTTTACCTTGATAGTGAATTAACTAAACAGATGTCCAAAGAACTTAAACGCAAACTAAACCGATGAGTACACTAATTGCCAATCTACCCTCCTATGAAGTATGGGTAAGAAAAGAATACCTGACGGATCATAAGAGTGGTCATGGTGAATTTGTAAAGGGAGTATGGGTTGCTGCCAAGTCAATTCCCGGTAGGGCTTTTTACTTTGAAACCTATCTACCTGATTATGCTGCAATGTTCGATAAGTTACCAATCTCTGCATTTACAACTGATCCTGAGACTCCTACACCGGATATGACATTACATAACCTGCAGTTTTGGAACTGTATGGACTATGGTGTAGTGGCAGTACAGAAGCAATTTATCGGTTCAATGCACTTTGAAGTGATGACAAGGGACTTTGGTAATCAAACAGGCACTTATATTTGTACTTTAGATAACTATCATGAGAGTGTAGACGCAATTGACTACTCTACAAGTGAACAACCTGCCGAACATAAGTCTCATAACCTTTTAGAGCTGGATAATGGTCAGTTTTGCCTCTATCCAAACAACAGAATGAGGATATATGACAATAGTATTACACCAGAAGAACCAAAAGTGCCCGATTTTAAGGTATCAACAGTATATTATCAGGTTGAAAACGGTCATGACCGTGATGGATTGGGTTCAGAGGACAATTATTTCTGGAAAACATCAAAAGAACGCAAAAATGATGAAAATTGGGACTATGAAACGAATAATAAGTCATTTATAAGGAGTAAAGGTATTCCTTCACCCGAAGATATTGGATAAATATAATTTAAAAGACAAAAAAATGGTAATTAAAGTGGATAAATCAGAAGAATTTAAGAAAAGTGGTCGTAAATTGATCAGTGAGTACGATGGACATGAATATTACAAGGATGAAGAGGAAGAAAAACCTCAATTTTTAAGTGAAAATTCAGAAACTACATGAAAAATGTGAAAAATGCTCATATGGGCACTCATTTATTAGTTGAAGTGTACAATGTACCCTCTGATAAGTTGAATAATGCAAAAGATCTTACAAATAAGATGTTAGCTGCAGTCAAAGCAGAAAAATACACCCTTTTAAACTGCTTTCTTCATAAATTTGAACCTCAAGGGGTGACTGTTAACCTTACACTTGCCGAAAGTCACTTTGCTTTGCATACTTGGCCTGAAAAACAGTGTGTTGCGTTCGATATTTTCACTTGTGGTAGCAAAAATCCCCGTTCACTTGCATGGTGGATACTAAATTACTTCGATTCTGATGATTACATTATGAAAGACTTCGCAAGATAGGTATAAATAATAAAAAAAGTCTGTTAAATGGCGGTAAAACGTATATCTAGAGCGTTTAAAGACATAAATTTGTCTTTTACACCTCATCCTGTCACAAAAGATCTTACTGTATTGCGTAATGAAAACGCAATTAAGAGGTCTGTAAGGAATATTGTACAAACAATACCGACTGAAAGATTTTTTAACTCGATTTTAGGATCTGAGGTTCGTGATTTACTCTTTGATAACTTTATTGACTTTGGTACTGCATCAGCAATCAAAGATCAAATAAGAATATCGATTGAAAACTTTGAACCTAGAGTTGATAATTTAGAAGTGAATGTTGAACCTAGACCTGATCAGAATGAATTTGAGGTGAATGTACTATTTGATATTATTGGTCAAGAGTTTCCACAACAAGACTTTACGTTCATATTACAAGCCACAAGATAATGCCGTTTACAAAATTCACCAATTTAGACTTTGATCAGATAAAGGAACAGATTAAAGACTATCTTCGAGCAAATTCCAACTTTTCAGACTTTGATTTTGAAGGGTCTAACTTCTCTGTACTAATTGATACCCTTGCATATAATACGTATATTTCTGCATTCAACTCAAACTTGGTTGTAAATGAGTCATTTCTTGATTCTGCAACTCTAAGAGAGAACGTTGTATCACTTGCACGAAACATTGGTTACGTACCACGTTCTAAAACGGCAGCCAGAGCATCAATTAAGTTTCAGGTTGCAACTAATACAAGTAGTCCGACAATAACTCTACAACCCGGTCTAGTGTGTGTTGGAACTCAGGATGATAGTGATTTTATATTTTCTATATCTGAAAGCATAACAACTACAGTAAATAGTGGACTTGCTCAATTTGGAACAGTAGATGAACCAATTAAAGTTCTTGAAGGGACTTATCTTACATCGCAATTTGTTGTTGATGGATCTTTAGAGCAAAGATTTATTTTAAATAACTCATCTATTGACACATCTTCAATTGTTGTATATGTAAAAGGTGCTGCAGATCCCGGATTAGGTAAACAGTATAATTTAATTGATAATATTGTTAATGTTACATCCGCATCTGAGACATTCTTGATACAGGAAGTACAGGATGAGAACTATGAATTGTTATTTGGTGATGGAACATTTGGTAAAAAAATAGAAGACGGTGCAGTAATTACAGTTCAATATGTTGTTACTTCAGGTAAGGATGGTAATGGGCCATCTGTGTTTACATTCTCTGGTAGTTTTCAAGATTCAAACAATAATATAGTAGTACCAACATCAATACCAAATGTAGATACTATACAGGCATCCTCAAATGGTGGTGACATCGAATCAATTGACTCAGTTAAATATTTTGCACCTAGACTCTACTCTGCACAGTACAGGGCAGTTACAGCAAGAGATTACGAAAGTATAATCCAAACTGTATATCCTAACACAGAAAGTGTATCAGTCGTGGGTGGTGAAGAGTTAGATCCACCTCAATTTGGTACGGTATTCATTACTATTAAACCAAAGAATGGTGATTTTGTATCTGACTTTGATAAAACACAAATTTTACAGAAGTTGAAGAGTTACTCTTTAACAGGTATTAATCAAAAGATTGTAGATCTACAGGTATTGTATGTGGAAGTTGAATCATTCATATACTACAATTCGACTGCAGTTGAAAATGTAAATGATCTTAAGACTAAAATTACATCATCTCTTACAACTTACTCTCGATCAGGGGATGTAAATCGATTTGGTGGTAGATTTAAGTATAGTAAGGTATTGAATGTAATTGATAATATTGATAAAGCAATTACCTCTAACATTACAAGAATACAAATACGTCGTAATTTGAATGCACTGATCAATCAGTTTGCTCAGTATGAATTATGTTTTGGTAATCAATTTAATGTAAAGCCTGGTGGATTGAACATTAAGAGTACAGGATTTAAAATTCAAGGTAATAGTGATACTGTTTATATTACTGATACACCAAATGCAGATTTACTGACTGGAGTTGTCTCTGTAGTTAAAAAGGATTTGGAAACAGGAACCAATGTTGTTGTGGTTAAATCTGCAGGAACTGTTGATTATATTCATGGTGAGGTTAATTTAACTACAATTAACATTACGGAGACTGAAAAGGCAAATAATATTGTCGAAGTACAGGCATTCCCAGAATCCAATGATGTCATAGGATTACAAGATCTATACTTAGATTTTAACATTCCCAGTAGTACCATAAATATGGTGAAGGACACTATTACATCTGGTGAGCAAATATCTGGTGTTGGCTATAAGGTAACATCATCCTACTCAAACGGAGAACTAAACAGGTCATAAAATGATAGGAACTGGAATCGAAAAACGTATACAAGTTCAGCAAATAATCGAAAGTCAACTTCCTGAGTTTATACTCTCAGAAAGTCCTAAGACAGTTGACTTTTTAAAGCAATACTACATCTCTCAGGAGCATCGAGGTGGTGTAGTAGATTTAAGTGACAATCTAGATCAATATATTAAATTAGATAATTTAACACCAGAGGTAATTGTTGGTGTTACAACTCTTACTGCAGGTATAACAACTGCAAGTGATACTATTACAGTATCGACAACTAAAGGTTTTCCGAATGAGTATGGTCTTTTAAAGATAGATGATGAGGTAATTACATATACTGGTATTACAACTAATAGTTTTACAGGTTGTGTAAGAGGTTTTAGTGGTATCACATCATTTACTGATACAAATAATCCCGGTGAATTAGTATTCTCGCAATCAACCACAAGTGTTCATGATGCTAATTCTGTAGTTAATAACCTAAGTGTTCTGTTTCTACAGGAGTTTTATAAGAAAGTAAAGACTTCTCTAACACCAGGCCTTGAAGATACTAAATTTATATCTGATTTAGATGTTAGTAACTTCATTAAAGAATCTAAATCATTATACCAATCTAAAGGAACAGCAGAGTCTTTCCGTATTTTGTTTAATGTTTTATATGGATTGTCTCCAAAGATCATTGACCTAGAAGAATTTTTAGTCAAACCATCTGGTGCCGAGTATATTCGTAGAGAAATAATATTAGCAGAGGTAATAAGTGGTGATCCAAATAAATTACTTGGACAAACAGTTACAAAATCAGATGATTTACAAACTAATGCTTCGGTATCAGAAGTTGAAATAGTAACACGAAATAGAAAGACTTTCTACAAGATTAGTTTATTTGTAGGATTCAATGATAGAAGTGGTATTAATGGTACATTTACTATACCCGGAAAATCAAAATCAATAGGTAATGTATCTGCAGGATCCTCTGTAATCACCGTAGATTCGACTGTAGGGTTCGGAACGACAGGAACAGTAATATCTGGCATAAACACAATTACATACGGTGACAAGACTGTTAACCAGTTCTTAAACTGTACCGGTATTGGATCATCAATTTCAAGCACTGATGATGTAAGGGCTGATGAATTTATATTTGGATATGAAGATGGTGATTTAACTAAAAGAGTAGAATTAAGAATAACAGGTGTTTTATCTGATTTTGAATTACTAGAAAGAACAGGATCCAGTGTTACCAGTGAAGGTGAGAGAATTACTGTTAAAAATTTAGGAGAAGTAGTACCAAATCCAAGTGTAAACAAAACCAAAAAAGAAGTATTTTTTAATTCATGGATTTACAATACATCATGTACATTTCAAATTGACTCAATTAATGGATCGACATTCTTACTTAAATCTGACTTTGATAAGTCAAATCTAAAAGAGGGTGATAAAGTTGATATTATAAGGAGAGGAACTGAGATTGTAGATGTATCCGATGCAGTAATTAAAACCACAAATCCGACTGGATTGCAGGATAAGCAATTAATATTAGATAATATTGTAGGATTCACTCCTGCAACAGGTATCAGTTATAATATTCGTAGAAAATTAGATAGGGCTTTTAGTACTACATCACAATTACAGTTTGGTAATAATGTAATTACATCTAATGTTCAGAATACTTATAATGATGGCGATGAAAATTACTATGTTGCATCTTCATCATTACCATCATATGACATTACCGAAACTGTATCAAAGAGTGTTATTCCTAATTCAACAGGAACTTCTCTGCAAGGATTTAATAATGTAACACAAAAATATTCAATTATATCATTTGCAACTGATACTGAATTTAGAACAGGTGATGCAATATTCTACAAACCTTCAAGTACACCTTTAACAGGTTTAGAAGAGGGTGTATATTACGTTGAAGTATTATCACAAAAGAATCAGATAAGATTATACAGTTCAAGATCATTCATACCAATCTCAGATTTCTTAGAATTTACATCAAGTGGTTCAGGAAGTCATAGTTTTGTACTTTTACGTCATAAAAACGAACTCATTGGTGTTCAGAAGATACTTAAAAAATTCCCAACCGAAGCAAATATTGAATCAGGTTCATCAACACCTACAGAACCCGGTTCAACCGGTATATTGGTAAATGGTGTAGAGATAACAAACTACAAATCACTGGATAAAATTTATTATGGCCCACTTAAAGATGTAAAGGTTTTCAATGGTGGTAGTAATTTTGATGTAATAAATCTTCCAAATATTATATTACCTCAAGTTGCATCAGGTACAACTGCTTTAGTTCAACCTGTTATTCAAGGAACTCTTAAAGAAGTTCTTGTTGATCAACAAGATTTTGATATTGAAAATGTCTTATCACTTACATTAAGTGGTGGTAATGGAACTGGTGCTATATTAAAACCAATTGTATCTAAAAGATTTAGAGAATTATCATTTGATGGCAGAAATTCTGCTACAAGAGGTGGTGTTGATATTGCAAATGATCAAATTATTTTTGATAAACCACATAATTTACTTAGTGGTGAACCATTAGTATATAATAATAACAATAATTTATCATTAGGTGTAGGATCATTTAAAGGATCTAATACTGATCAAAATAAAACATTATCAAATGGATCAATATATTTCCCAGAAGTAGTTGTCATATCATCAATAAAATTATTTGAAACACTTAACGATTTTAACTCAGGTATCAATACTGTTGGATTTACAACTGTAAATACTCAGGGTACTCATAAATTCAGATTACTAAACAAGAAAAATCATCTTCGTTCAGTGGTCATTGAAAATGCAGGAACAGACTATACTAATCGTAAATTACTTGTAAAACCAGTTAGTATATCAACGATTGAAAATACTGTCAACTTTATAGATCATGGATTCTTAGATGGTGAAGTTGTAGCATATAATTTTGAAGCAGGTGGAGCCACTATTGTTGGTTTATCATCTGCAAATCAGTATAAAGTCATTGCATTAGATAATGATACATTTAGAGTTGCTAATGCAGGTGTAGGGGGAACAGACAACTCTGATTATCTCAGAGGTGATTATGTCAAATTTACCAGTGCTGGTACAGGATTACAGGAATTTAAATATCCTGAAATTGAATTAAATATTAAAGCAGTATATTCACCAACAACATTTGCACGTAATGGTGATTTAGTTGTAACACCAGTTGTTCGTGGATCAATTATTAAAAATTATTTGTATGAACCCGGATCCAATTATGGTTCTGATATATTAAATTTTGAGAAAAAACCCGGAGTAACATTACAAAACGGTAAGCAGGCTGAAATACGAGCAATTGCATCTGAAGGTAAAATTATTGCAGTAGATATTAGATTTGGAGGAAAAGAATATTTCTCTCCACCTGACTTAGAATTTGTCGGAGTTGGATCTGGTGTTGGTGCAAAATTAAGACCTATTGTAACTAATGGTAAAATTACAGATGTAAAAATAGTAAATCCCGGAATAGGTTATACAGCAACACCAACCGTAAGAGTCAAACCTGCTGGAAGTGGACAAATATTTGAACCATCAATCAGATCTTTAACAATTAATAGTTTAACTCGATTTGGTGATGAAGTATTATTAAGGGAGTCTGATGATAACTTGCAGTATGCAGTTGTTGGATATAATACATCAATTTACTCAACCTTATTTGAAGATCCAGATTCAATTACAGGACATTCTCCTATAGTTGGTTGGGCATATGATGGAAACCCAATTTATGGGCCTTACGGTTACATTGATCCTGCAGATTCAGATTCAGCAATAGTAATTTTAAATACAAGTTATACTCTGAATACAAGTAATGTAACTAATAGACCTACATCTTTTGCAGGTGGTTTCTTTGTTGAAGATCATCAATATGATGATTCTGGTGATTTAGATGAAAGTAATGGTAGATTCTGTAAAACACCTGACTATCCAAATGGTGTTTATGCATATTTTGTTGGTGTAAGCACTGGTGCTCAAGGTAATCTTGATCCTAAGTTCCCATACTTTATAGGTGATAACTATAGATCAAAACCAATTGATGATAACTTCTTAATAGATCAAAATAATTTTGATTTTAATACAAGTAAAATTATCAGAAATACCCTTCCATACAAAGTTGCAGATCCAACAGCTGATAATGATTTCCTTATTGAATCAAATGAATCTGTTGAACAAAGTTCTATTGTAGAATCTGTAACAAGAGGTTCCGTAGAAGGTTTCCAAATTGTTGAATCTGGTAGTGATTTTAAAGTTGGAGATAGTCTAAACTTTGATAATACTAATTCCTCTGGAGGGGGTGCTAGTGCCTCTATATCAAAGGTAACTGGTAAACCAATTACAAGTGTAGATACAACAGTTCAGACCTATAATAACGTCGTATACGTTAGAGATAGTGCAACTCAAGTAAGTGCTTTCATATCAACCTCACATACATTTGCAAATAACGATCAAATCGTTGTTTCAGGTCTATCTACTAGCATTCCAAACTTAACTGATTCTCATAAAGTTGGTGTAAGTTCTGTGCAAGTTGCTCTTTATAAAGAACTTGGTGCAAATTCTTCTGCAGGTATCGTTACTGACATATACGTTTCTAGTATTCCTGATAGAGTATCTGCAGGAAGTAGTATTGGTATTGGAACAGAAAAACTACTTGTACTCAATACATTTAGAGATAGACAGATATTAAGAGTTAAGAGAGGTGTTGTAGGTGCTGCACATACTTTATCTGCACCTGTTTTAACAGTTCCTCAAAAGTTTACTATACCAATAGTTACTGATCCTTTTGAATCAAAGATAGATGATAAAGTTTTCTTCAATCCAAAGGAGCAAGTTGGACTAGCATTGACTGCTGGAACTGTCATTGGTATGGCCAAATCATTCACAACTGGTGAATTATCGAAAGTTATTAGTGTTCCTGCAAAGAGCATCTTCCTACCTAATCATCCATTTGTAAGTAATCAGCAATTAACATTTAAAATTCCTAGTGGTGCAGGTGCATTATCCGTTGGTACAGGTGTAACTCAATCAGTAACTGCTAGT